AAAAAATTATAATCTCATTTTCTTTAGTTACATAGTCAAATATATTGGTCAATGCTACTTGCGAGTAAGAATGGGTAAATTGTCCGTGCTCTACTGCTTCTGGTATTGTTTTTCTAACCATTTTATTCATAGACAGATTAACGATTTCTAAGTCAATTTCTCTTTCCTTACAGTATTTAGCTGCATAACCAATATCAAAATCATTTGTGCCATCAAATAATCTTTGGGATATAGCCCTAAAAGGAATACCCTGTGTATAAAAAGATTCAGCTGTTACTTCTGAATCTATACCGCCACTCAAAGCCAATACAAATTTATAACCACTATACTTTTTAGCAAACATAGAAACTAACTGATTTAGATCACTTTTAAAAGACGATCCTCTACGTTTGTATTCTGGAACAGTTACTTTACAGCCTAAAGAAGGCATGAAGGCAGAACATATATAACTTTGCTTGGGCCTAAGATATGAATTATTTTGTATGTATTCCCAATATACTCTATTTAGTGATAGATCAATTTGCATATATACTTTTAAACTCCGTTAATATTTTATCTGTATCTGCTACTTTAATATGCTCTAAGTACATTTCTAATTCTTCATGTATGGTTTTGTTTTTTAGATCCAATGTAGAGCCTTCTGTTGGTTTTTCTACCATCTTCTTATCTAATAGCTCAGAATTAGCTATACTTGCTAATTCATCTAATGAACCTGTAATTTCATATATTACATGATGTCTTGCGTCTGTTTTCATATCTTCACCCACTGTAATTTTACGACGTAGCAGTTTGGGTAAGTCTAGATTATGAAATGTGCGTGTATAGTTGTGTGAGTCTACCACATCATAAATGTCTACTCCATACTCACGTTTATCATCTCTGTCAAATGTAGTGTTCAACGGAGAGCCAGGGTAGTAACAGTTGCTGTCGCCATAACGATGATTAAAGTGTAGATCACCAAGTAAACATAAGCCCCAAGGGGAGAGTAAGGAAAAATCATATTCAGGTGTAATGTGTGGAGGCACTTCACCCCTAATATGCGTAACCAGAATATCATCTTCAATATATTCTGGTAAATTGTTGACTTGCATCTCACCATACGGGAAAAAACAGAATGATGTTTTACCCACAGTTGCACGTCCATTCTTTGTAAAAACATGTACGTTCTCATTTTTAATAGCATTTCTTTCGGTAAAATGTTCAAAGAAAGATTCTCCTTTTCTGGTAGCTTCATGATTGCCAGGAATGATGTAGGTTGGTATAGTGACTGAATTGATATAGCTTAAAAATAAACAGATTTCATCTGGTTCTGGTTTTTTATCAAATATGTCACCAGCTATAATATGAACATCACAGTCACGCTCAAGATCTAACAGTTTAGTAAACATGCTTTTGAATCTTGACATTTGCCAAGTGTATGGTACTTTTTTCTTGTGCAGTAGGATGTGCCAATCTGCAGAGCACAAAATTTTAGTCATTGAGTATTGCCTTTCGTAGAAAAGTATGCTAATTTAATTGTCTAGCAAGTGAACAAAGTTACACCGTAGGTGAAAAGCTATTGAACACGGGTTGCCTATATGATGTTGCGTTGGCACGAAGTGCCACAGCGGGGAACGTAGTTCCGTATATTTTTGTAACTGGCTACACTTACGTCCATTTTTCTATACGTTGATCAGGACCGCAATAACAAGCTACAAAGGGACAACGTATAGCTCCTGCAGGTTTTATAATATTTTGTTTATAAATATTTCCCATTATAGCTTTATTATAGTTTAGTAAACATGCGCTGGGGTATACATTACCATTAGACATAATATGTAATCTATCTCTTCCTACAGCACAGTACATTCCTTTATAGTCTATGTTATGAGCATCTACTTCATATAAAGTCTGTATAGTACCGTCCAATTCTGTAATAATAGTTTTTACTGTAAAATCTCTATGATAGGTAAAGTGTTTCATTTGTTCTGGGGTATAGTCAACTTCTTTATTAGTTACCTCAGCACCTTGAGTATGTTGATCAGTAATTCTTTGTAGATGAACAAAATGTTCTCCATATAATTTTCTTAAGTCATCTATTATTGTTACAGCAGCGTTCCAATAGTTTAAAGGAGCAGATACACTTACACTTCTTATAAAATTTTTATCATGTAGTATTGCTATATTTTCCATAAATTTTTCAGTAGCAAATTCTGGATGCCAACTGGCTATTATAAATTTTTCTAAATGTTTATCTATCTTATTTATATAGCTTTTGACAGGAGTTGACAAGTTAGTAGTTATTTTAGGTACATAGTTATAACTACTTAACCAATTAATTAATTCTGGCCATTGCTTATATAGCATAGGTTCTCCGCCTACTAAACTTAATTTAATAGTTTTATTACCAAAATAGTCTGATAAATATTTAAAAGAGTTAATATATTCGGGCAATTCTTTAAACATAAAAGGTTTTGAATTGTCGTAGCTTCCACAATATGTACAAGTATAATTACATCTTTGTGTTATAAGCCAATCAACTTCTACTTGAAATTCTTCAGCTTTAGTTACTAAGGCTTTAATTTTTTTCTTCATACTTTATTATCCATGCTTCTTCAAAAGACTCTTTAGAGTATACTTGTATTTCATGATTTCCCCATATTCTTTTAAAGTAGCTATCATACATTGCAACAATGTATTCATCTGTCCATTCATCAGGTATTAAGTGGCCTTTGACACACCAATGCATAAAATGTGCCTCTTTTAAAGACACATTCATATACCTACTATATGAATTAAGTTCTCGAAGATATTTTTTCATTATAATACCTTAGAATAAATAGCTCCCGATTAAAACCGGGAGCTTATATATTTTAAGAAACAGCAGTATGTGTTATAATTTTAGTAACATCACCTTCAAAAGAGTATGTTTCTACATGATTAAGATTTGTATTAGGATCTAACCAAATTTCTCCACCAAGTTTTTGCCATCTTCTACAAAAAGTATAATCTTCAGATAAATATCTATTATCTTCTGGATCATGTATTGTATCAAAGAATGAGTAACAATATTTATTAAACTTCTCATCAATATTGGAATCATTACGATAATGTAATTCAGGATATGCTTCCATCATTTTTTCAATAGTTTCTCTCTTAACTAAAAAAAATCCTGTAGACGCATCTAATACTTCTACTGCACCATTTTCAATTCTGATCTGCTTTTTTTCTTGATTAATAAACTTAAAATTAATTGCATATTGAATGGGTAGAGCTTTTTTAGGATAAGCGGCAGCCATAATAGGTTTATCATAAGCCATCATTCTAAGAAGATCATCTGCTTGAAACTCAATATCTGCATCGACAAACATTAAATGAGTACAATCACTTTCTAGAAACATAGCAGTAAGAATATTACGTCCACGAGTAATTAATGATTCATTTCTCAGGGTAGTAATTCTAAAATTAATACCGTGCTGCATAAATGTTTGAGAAGTTCTAAACATTGATAAAAAGAATTGATCTGTAACTTGTCCTCCATAACAAGGAGTAGCAAAAAAGATATTCATTTTTCTTAGTTCATTCAAGTCAATAGTAGCTTGATCACCTTCTACAGATTTAAAAGCACCAAATGATTTATTTGGTGCTTCTTCTTTATTAGGATTAGAATCTGTATTTGTAGATCCCATATCCGCTAGTGATTTCTTCATGCTAGGTCATCCACATCCTCTTGTGGTTTAAATTCATCGGAGACATCTCCAGCGAAATAAGCAGTATTTTTAAGAAGCCATTCTTTTTGCTCCTCATATGTTTGACGCTTGTAAATCTTCGAAAGTTCAAATAACTCTAAACCTTTTTCTGCTTCTGTTAATGCTGCATTATTACGTGCAGGAATACAAGTATATTTAACATTTTGAGGAAGCGGGCCTGTTTTTTCTTTCTTAATAGTAAGATCATAGCCACTATCATTATCTGAAGGATTTCCATAATCAGGATTAGTAGCATAATCTACAATTTGTGAGTAAATAGTAGAACGAAGATCAAACAGTTTAATCTGTCCATCTGCTCTATCAATTACATTACAAACATATGAAAATTGTGGTTTATCACCATAAATAGCATCATCAATTTCTTTAAAAGGATCTTGTGCACTATTATCAAATGACTCTGTTTCACGGCTAAATTGTAGACATTCTACAGGCATTTTTTTACCTTCTGTTGTTACTACCCAGTAGCAGTAACGTGGCATTACATCGCCTACTAATCTTAATTTAGTATCACCAATACCCATTGTGAGTCGTTGTATTTCTCTTCTTTGTCCACTACCTGTAGACTGTTTACCTTTTGCTTTATCCCAAGCTACCATTGTTTTCTCCTATGTTGAACGTTGGTTCTTATGTGTAGGACGTTCTCGAAACCGAGAACTCTTGTGGAAAAGATATTTTATCATCCTCATATTTTATATAAGGATTTACAATATCTTTTATTACATAATTTTTTGCTATGTAATTCTGTTTCTCACTAATTCTTCGCATTGCTAGAAGTTGTAAGTATTCTATTTTCTTATCTACAGATATATTATGAGTTAAAAAATATGGATTCTTTATATAGCTCATAGGTTCTCTGGTCTTATAATGACATACTAATTTCTCAGTCTTCTGTTCCAAAATGCCTGACACAAACAGGTGAATTGGAATATGATTAATTTTTAGT